GTCTGTCACTTCGCCAGGCTTCAAGTTCAGCCAGCCGCCGCCGATCATGTCGGTAACACGGCCGTATGTGTTGCAAATCTGCCAGTCGCTCATAAATTCCAGGGGGCCGCCCAGGGCATCGCCTACGGCCACGCCGTACAAGGCACCACGGATTCGGTCAAGCTGCTTTTCGTTGATCTTCTTCATTTTTGTTCCTCCTTACGCATGGACCGCAGGGTCGAAACCCTGGGCCTTTATGTTCTTCGCCCAGGCCGTCACCATGGCGGCAAGGTCTTTTTTCATGGCCGGGTAGTATTTTGTTGGCTTCCCGTCCACATAGTCTTTGTAAACTTCCCAATAGCGGCCGATGTAGTCGTTCTGGTATGTAAGCGGCTCCACGGTACCGGCTTCCCGGTCAACGCCCATGGTCACATCCGGGTCCCGCATAAGGTCGCCGTTCTGCTCCCCATAGTGGGCCACGGAATACACCGGGCGGCCCTCGTGGTCATTGTAGCCCAGGGCCTCGATGCACAGATCCATATAGCCCGGGGCCGTGAACTTCAAGGCCTTTTCTTCGGTGCCGTCCACGGCATCGAAGAAAGGCGCCAGGGTCTTGTAAATCGTTTTTTCGCTCATGCCTTTTCCTCCCGCTCCATCAAAATTTCCGAATCGTGCGCCACCTTCCGCAGCGCGGTGAGGCTGGCTGTCACCTGGGCCAGCGTGGCAGCGTGAACGGCCACCTCTTCGGCCCAGGTCGTCGGGTCCTCGCCAGCAGAAAGCAGCCGGATTGAATCGGCCAGGTGCTCCGCTTCAAGTTCCGACATAACGATCTGGCCGTTCAACTGCTGGTTGAAAAATTTAATCTTGTCCATGCTCTGCGCTCCTCTCTGCGGTATGGTTCCCGCGACCTTGCCCGGCTGGCTGCCGGGTGGTTTCGACCTTTTCCTCGGGCCATCATCAGGCGGGTTAAATGTCGGTTTTTCGTGCGCCCTCCTCCGTGTGCTCCCACACGTCTACGGAATAACCAGCCGCGCGGAAGCCGGTAGCAACGCCGCGGGCCTCTTCTTCGGTGGATCTCCAAATGTGGAGCGGGAAGCCGCCTTTGCTATAAACAATCTGGTAACGCTTCATCGTTTACGCCTCCTCAACTTTCACGCTCTTGATGCTGTTCTCAACATACCCACGGCCGCGGAGGTGCTCGCAGCTCCAACAAAAGCCGATTCCGCGTTCTCGCAGGAAATAACCGGCCTTGGTGTGGTCCTTGCCGCTGAAAGCGGCTTGAAGTGCCCAGGCCTGGGCATCATCTACCAAGATTGTTGCGCAGGCCTCGCCGCGCTCGCCGTTCTGGATGGTGTCGTAGGTAAAAATAACGTTCTTCATGGGTCAGTCCTCCTCTGGTGCAATAAATCGCGGCTGCGGCTCAATGCCGTTGGCCTTACAATATGCGGAAGCCTCTTTCTTTGCCTTGCAGCTGTAAACCAGCTTGCCTTCCGGGAGGTCGCCGCTCTGACATCGGTGCGAATACTCGTGCACTTCCCAACGTGATTCCATCGAGCCGCTGCCGAAGTAGTGCCGCCTTTCCATGGTGTAGATCATCGTGCCGACCTCCTTAGTGTACCTTAATCAGCGTCCCGCTGTTCAGGATGTACCATTCTTCGCCGTTCTTCACGGTCGTCTTGCAGCCCTGCGCTTTAAGCAGCATCCGCATTTTTGCCAGCTGCTTTTCGGTGCACTGCATCCAGAAGAACCCTGCATAATTGAACCACTCGTTGCTCTGGATGTTCACGGAACGGGCATTCTCAAAAATGCGGTTGAAGGTACTGGTTTTCATGGCTTATTCCTCCTCGCCTTTGGTCTTCTGCTCGATTTCGAGCAGCTCATTGTAAATCCTTTCGGCCTCGTCGCCGGTCAGGTTGAACTGTTCGATCAGGTCGGGAAGGGCATCTGCCCGCCAGCCTCCCGCATAGAGGGAAGCCGCTGTGTATTGGTTGTCGTATTCCTCCCGGCCGCCGCAGCGGAGGTCATCGCGCCAGCTCTCATAATCGGCCTCTGTCATGTTCAGCATCATGGTTGTGTCCTCCCCTCTCATGCCTGGAATACCGGGCACACAGCCCCGCGGAAACGGGTGAGCCGGATTGCGTGGTTCAGTTCCTTTTCGCTCATGCAAGCGGCAGGAATCTTGCTGACAAAGCCAATCGCCCACCAAAGGCCCCGCACCGTCTGGCGGTCCAGAACGGCCCGGCGCTCTGCGTCGGTCTTGGCTGCGTTGTACCGCTTCAAGGTGCTTTCGCAGCTTGCAATGAAGTTGGCCGGAATGTTAATGGAAAGTGCGTTCATGGTTTTGCCCTCCTGTTGTTGTGTGTTGCTGTTCTCTACGCCTTTATTATAAACCGCATCGGTTTATAAGTCAAGAGGGAATTTTGCGCTTTTAGATTATTTTTAGGCAAAAAGAAAAAGCCCCACTTCCAGCGTACTGCCAGAAGTGGGGCTTTCGTGTGCTTTTAGGTGTGGTTCATGCGGGTATTACTGCTGCGCAGCCTTGGCCGCCTTGTTAAGGTCAATCTGGGCCTGGATGCGGGTAGTCAGATAACCCACGGTATCGTCGCCGGAAATTTCCTTGATGTAGTCCAGCGCGTCCTTGCTCAAACTCTTAATTGCTGCGGAAATGGCGCCGTTCAGAGCCTTGGCCTGGGCGTCTTTGTCGAAAGAGCCGGACGCTTTCAGGTCGTTTACATAGGTCTGGTTCATGGCTGCCACAGCGTTTGCCACGGCGTCGGTGATCTCGCGGCATACGCGCTGGATGGTTTCGTTCTTCACCTTCTCGGCCGTGGAGGCGTCAATGGCAGCAGCGGCCTTGTGGATGTAAGCGGTCACAAGGGGGGAGCAGATGGTCAGGGCGGCGAAAAGAAGCTGGGTCAAAATCTCTTTCATGGTGTACTCCTTTCAAATTTAGCGGATAACAGAAAGCCCGGTCCTCTGGATGATGGCCGGGTAGTTCTTATAGGCGTGGTTCAGGTCCACGTTGCCGGTAATGCCGGGGATGGTGCCCTCGCTGGTATACTGCCAGATTCCATGCTTGCGGGCGGGGCGCTTGCCGCGGTAGTCTGCGATCCACAGGTCAAAGGCTTTCAGGGCGTCCATGTCAAGCTCCGTGTTTGCGTAGCTGGTATAGGTGTAGACCATGGCGTAAAGGCCCCAGGCCTCGATCTGCTTGGCTGCGCCCGCCACCAGGGCAGACAGTTCCTTGGCGGGGATGGGTTTCAGCTTGTTGTCCTCCACGTCCACCGCGACAGGCAGCTGGAAGGTTTTTCCCTTCAACGCCTGCTTCACCTTTGCCAGCTCAACGGCCCGGGCGGCCTCGTTCTGGGCGTAGGTGTAATAGTAGGCGCCAACCGGGATACCCAAGCGGACGCACTCTGCATAGTTGCGCTCAAACTGGGGGTCAATGTAGACACCGCCGAAGTTCTTATTGGTGGAAACGGTTTTCAGGATCGCACCGTCAACCTTCTCGCTACGCTTCACGGCGTCCCAGTCGATGGCCCCCTGCCACCGGCTGGCGTCCAGGTATCTGTAAATCATTTTTTAGCTCCTTTCGTCTAATAGTTTGCGGTTTCGTCTAAAATGCGGCAGAGGTTAGACGATTGTTCACAGAAAATCGTGACTTTCCAAAAGCTCGTCGTAAACGCGGTTGATGTTGTCGATGGCATGGACACACTTGCCGTTGGGAAAGTCGTCGTGCGCATGGCAAAAATCTTCATAGTCCTTGATGGTGTCAAGCACTTCATCAAAGTGTTCTTTGGTGTGCCGCCTGTCATGAATCAGTTCGTCGTTAAATCTGAGGATCTGCGTTCTCCAAAGGCTGGCGGTCTGAGCGTCGTCCTTTTTGATGTGCTCGTCCAGTCTTTGCCGCGTTTCGTTCTGGCACTGCTGCATCGTGTCAAGGCGGGCCGTCACATCGGCATTCAGGCGACGACCAACAAAGCGGATGATGGCCGACCACGGGTTGATTTTGATGGGGGTGATCTCGATGAGGGTCATAATGACTAAAAGCGCAGGGGTAACGATGGCAGGCCCCCACGCTTCCCAAATTGCTTTTAGGCTCATTTCAGGTATCACCTCCCGTCTGTTCAGATTTTGGGCGCAAGTCCGCGCCGCAGCCCCTCATACAGCAGCCCACCATCAACACGCCGAACTCGGCCCGTTCGGCGGTGGTGCTCTCGCCCTTGGCTTCCAGCCTGTCCAGCAGGCTTTCGCACAGATCGGGCCAGCTTTTATGCTGCATAGGCTTCGCCCGTGATGTTCTTGTAGTCGTCGGCGGTAATTTCACCGCTTTCCACGCGCGCGGCCAGAACCTTCTTGACAGCAACGCGGCGGCTGATGGGCATTTCGGCCCAAGTCTTAGTGCCAGCGATCAAACGGTTTGCCCAAATTTTATCCATAGTCCTTTACCTCCTTATTCCTTGTTGGCGTTGATGGCTTCGTCCAAATCGCAAAGAGCCTGCTCGATGTTGCTCAAGCGCTCGTCGTTGGCTGCGTCCTGCTCACACAGGGCATCTTCCATTTCAGCCACACGGTCGGGCAGCTGTTCGTGCTCCTGCTGCTTCTTGGCTGCGGCTTCCTTCTCCTGCCGGGTGGGCAGATTGTCCTTTTTCCACTGAATCATGGTGACTGTCCTCCTTACTGGAATGCGCCGGAGACGGCTTCGATGTAGCCGCCCTCGCCGGATTCGCCGCGCTCCACGCTGACGCGGAAATTGAATGCAGCGCCAGCCGTGGCGGTCTTATTCTCAAAGACGATG